CGGTTGGGCGAAGGAGTGTACATATGGACAGCGACATCGACCGCGATGACGAGGCAGGCCGCAATCCGCTACGCGACCGGATGAAGCAGCTAGAAGCCGAAAACGCTGAACTGAAGGCAAAAGCCGATGAGGCCGCTGCCGCAGCCCGCGAACTGGCGTTCGTGAAAGCCGGAGTAGACCCCGGACTTCCCGTCGCCAAGTACTTTATGAAGGGCTACGAAGGCGAACTCACCGAAGAAGCCATTAGGGAAGCAGCGATCGAAGCGCAAATCGTGAAAGACACACAGGCCGAGCAAGTCCAATCCGAAGCACAAACGTGGAATCGTTCCACGCAAATGGCAGCGGATTCGGCAAGCGAAGTCCCGATGGATTTCTCGACTCGTATCAGTCAGGCCAAAACCCCTGACGAAGTGATGCAGTTGCTGTCTGAAGCAAAAGCCCAAGCACGCTAGCCCCCTGACCGGGGCTACCACCCGGAAGGACAGCCACAATGGCTTATACCCAGACCTCATCCCTTTCTGTTGACCAGCAGGCGTTTGATCGGCTCGCATATTTCGCGCTCCGTTCGGAACTCCTGTTCGACGCAGCCGCCGACGTGATGCCGACCAACCAGGCGATGCCCGGTTCGACCGTCACCTTCACCATCTTCAACGACCTGACCGCTGCGACCTCGACTCTTACCGAGGACACCGATGTCACCCCCGTGGCAATGTCGGATTCGCAGGTCACCGTGACCCTCGCCGAGTACGGCAACGCGGTGCTGACCACCGCCAAGCTGCGCGGCACCTCGTTCCTTGATGTTGACACCGTCGCCGCCAACGTGGTCGGCTACAACGCCGGCATCTCGATTGACAGCGTGATCCGCGACGTGCTCGCTGGTGGCAGCAACGTGATCTACGGCGGTGGCGGTTCCACCGACCCGACCTCGCGTACGACTGTTGCCGCTGAGGACACCATCGAAGCGAACGACGTCCGCAAGGTGACCGCCCAGTTGCGTGGCGACAACGTCCCCACCTTCAACGGCTTGTACATGGCGTACATCCACCCTGACGTGTCGTACGATCTTCGTTCGGAGACCGGCGCAGCAGCGTGGCGTGACCCGCACGTCTATGTTGACACCGACATGATCTACAACGGTGAGATCGGCGCGTTTGAAGGTGTGCGTTTCGTTGAGACGCCCCGCGCCAAGGTGTTCGCTGACGCTTCCGACGGTTCCGGTTCGGCCGGCAACGTCGACGTGTACTGCACGCATGTCATGGGCCGTCAGGCTCTCGCCAAGGCACACTCAATCACCGACGGCAACGGCCCGCTTCCGAGCATCGTCCGTGGCCCTGTGGTTGACACCTTGGAGCGTTTCCAGCCGATTGGCTGGTACTGGCTCGGTGGCTACGGCCGGTTCCGCGAGGCTTCGCTTCGCCGGATCGAGTCGTCGTCCTCGATCGGCACGAACAGCTGATCCGAGTTCCCTCAGGCGTTGGCCCCCTGCTTCGGCGGGGGGCTTTCGCCGTTGTAGGGTTCGTTTGGGTGGTACACTTGGTGGAGTTCACCGGGAGCAGATATGAGCATTTCTAACTACGCGGAAAACAAGTTTCTGGATACGTTGCGGAACCAGTCGTTCGCGGTGACGACGGTGTACGCCCAGTTGCATACGGGTAATCCTGGTGAGGATGGCACGGCGAATGTGGCGTCTGAGACAACTCGCCAGTCGTTGACGTGGAACGCTGCGTCTGGCGGATCGATTACTACGTCGGCTGCTGCGTCGTGGACGAGTGTCGCGGCGACTGAGACGTTGACGCATTTCTCGTTGTGGGACGCTGCGACTTCAGGCAACTGCCTGTTTTATGGTTCGTTGTCGGCGTCTGCGTCGGTTGTTGCTGGCGACAACTTCGATCTTGATACTGTCACGCTGACGCTTGACTGACCGGTGGTGACGGATGGCAGTCCGTAACGCCACTCTTGTTGATTTCACCACAGGGTTTACTGGTGGCCCTGGTTTCTATCGTGGTGTTGTTGTTGTCCCGGATGCGGGCACGACGGGTTCTAGTGCGGGTAGTGCGGATGGTACGCACACGCATCGTCGTACCGCGTCAGCATCTGGGACGGGTACAGGTTCTGCTGATGCGACGGTCACATCTCGTCGTACCGGCAGCGGATCGGGTACTGGCACAGGGTCTGCTGATCCGACCGTTATTTCGCGTCGTACGGGCACAGGTTCGGGTTCGGGCACCGGCAGCGCAGACGGCACCCCTACGTCGCGTAGAACGGGTTCTAGCAGCGGTTCAGGGGCAGGCACAGCAGACCGCACCGTCATATCTCGACGTACCGGGTCGGCGTCTGGTTCTGGCACCGGCATTGCATCTACCACTATCACGTCGATCCGTACCGGCACAGCGTCTGGGACGGGCACAGCGACAGGTGTTGGCCGTATCCGGTATGTGCGTACCGGCACAGCATCTGGTTCTGGCACGGCGACAGCGGACGGCACGAAATCGTTCACGTTCCGACCGCCGAACGATGATGATTTCCCGTGGGCTGATTACCGTCAGCAAAGCAGCAAAGCACACCGGCTGTTTGGTTTCGTCGGGCAAGGTGTGCGTGCCCGTAACATTTTCAAACTTGTTGACGGCACATTCACGAACGACGACCCGTTAGACCCTGCTCTGGTTGACAAGGTGTATTACGGTGCCCACGTCTACTTTGTTACCGCCGAAGAAAAAGCCGATCTGGTCGCCGCAGGATACGAGGTCACCTAATGCCAACATTCACACCGCCAACAGACGACCTGTTCAACCTGTCCGATTTCGACATTGAGTATCCGTTGACACAGAACGAACGTCTCGCCTACCGGTTTCTCAGGCATTACGCCCCGCTGCCACGCGGCCGTAACGTGTTCAAACTGTCTGACGGATCGTATGTGGAGAACGAACCGGAAGATTACTCAACGGTTGTCATCACCTACTATGGCGGTCATAACCATGTTGTCACCGATGAGGAAGCTGCTTTGTTGACAGCGGCAGGCTACGGGGATTACATCACCTAAACTCTCGGCTATGAAACATCGTGAGGTTCACCCAGATCTTGACGTGGACGGCTGTTTTGGTTGCCGTATCGCTGGTGTCGCGTTCGCTGCGTCTTCGATGCCGTCTAGGAAGATCGCTACGAACGATATTGATGCGACGGAACGCCGCTGGTCGAAAGACATGGATGCGTACAAACGGTTGAAACGTGACGGTTTGCAACCCGCAAAAATTGATGGGTCTGCTGACATGGAGAAGAAAGCGGAGCATCGTTCTCAGGTGGAAACAGGAATCCTGTGATGTTGGCCCCGTACAGTATTCAGGGGCTTGGCGCGGAACATATCGGTTATGGGGCGATGACCGCCCGTTTCGCTGAGGCGTTGACTGATCGTGTCGAGTTGCGTGACGACGCTGAAACTGTGGTGTTCGGGTTGATGCCGAACATGGTGAAAGGCTGGTGGCAGGGGCAACGCACCGCATGTATGACGATGTGGGAGACAACTACCCCGCCGGCGTTGTTCCGTCAGACGTTGAAATCGTTTGATGCGGTCATTGTGCCGTCTACTCATTCAGCAGAGTTGTTTGCTGACATGTCACACCAGGTGCATGTCGTCCCGTTAGGTGTAGATACGGACGTGTGGCGTCCAGGGCCGTCACCGAAAGGCCCGTTCACGTTTATTACGGGCGGGTCGTCGTGGCCTCGCAAAGGGATATCACAAGTGATATCAGCGTTCCATGATGCAAACCTGCCGGATGCCCGCCTCATTGTGAAACTGCCTGACTGGGTTGCGGAAGATCCCGGCACGACAGAAGCCGGTGACAACGTGACGATTATGCGTGTCAGGTTGCCTTTACACGACGAGGTCGCGTTGTATCAGTCAGCGGATTGTTTCGTGTCTGGGTCGCGTGGCGAAGGGTTCGGGATGATCCCTTTGCAGAATGTGGCGGTTGGCAACATGGTGATCGCACCGGGGCATACGGGGCACACCGATTTCTCTGATCTGTTTGATTGGAATTTGTCGTGGAGTTTGCAGCCTGCCGGTATGGACAAGTGGCCGAATGTGGGCGACTGGTATGTGCCTGACCATGATGAGATGGTTGATGCGATGCGTGCTGCGTATGCTGCTGGTCGTCCGCATCATGCGTCGAGGCGTCGTAGGTGGCGTTCAGCTCAGGTGTGGTCGTGGGATCGTGCTGCTGACATGTTGTTGGATGCGTTCCCTCCGGGTGGTTTGGTGCAGAAATCTGTGTGGCAGGAGTTACCTCATAAAGTTGAGGTGATGCCGTTGAAAGATTTCCAAGCAACTATTGGGAAGCATAAGGTGTCGGGGCGTCGCGGTGTCCCTGCTGCGGTGCCAGCAACAACGGTGCAGCAACTGTTGGACTCTGAACTTGTTGTAGAACTTTGACAGCCCGTATGCGGTACAATGGCGGTATGGCTGTGTACCGTGGCAAGAACGTCGAGTTGAACTCGCCACGCCGTATCCGTAAGGGCGAACCAGGGTATGGCCGTAAGAAGTCTGTTGTCTATGTGAAGGATGGCAGCAATGTGAAACGGGTGACGTTTGGCGATCCGAACATGAAGATCAAGAAGCAAGATCCTGCCCGTCGTAAGTCGTTCCGTGCCCGCCATAACTGTGACAGTCCTGGCCCGAAAACGAAGGCACGGTACTGGAGCTGCGAGGCGTGGTGACGCGATGAAGAAGAAGAAAGCGTTTTGGGATACTCCGAACCCGAAGAAGAAGTCTGCGGGGTTGTCGGATGCTCAGAAGAAAGCTGCGCGTGCCCGTGCGAAACGTAATGGTCGCCCGTATCCGAACCTTGTGGATAACGCTTGGGCGTCGAAACGAGGTAAGTGATGCCTGGTATGCGTAAAACGATGAGCGAGTACAAGAAGGGCACGTTGAAGTCGTCGTCCGGTCGTAAGGTGAAGTCCCGTAAGCAGGCTATTGCTATCGGGATGTCACAAAGCCGTAAGAGAAAGAAGAAGTGACATGGCGCATTATGGCGGCAAGTACATGAAGGCGAAGAAGGGCGGCAAGTCCGCGATGAAGAACGGCCCTGGTTCATGGTCGTACGGCCCTGCGTTGTCTCTCGCCGAGTCGAAGATGAAAGCGAAGAAGCGTAAGAAGTGACTACCGCAGGTCAACTTATTGACCGTACTGTCGGCGAGTTGTTGGCGGGAACGGTGGAGGAACGCAACAAGCTTGCGTCGGCCGTTGACGCCTCTGCAACAACGATCACGTTCACTTATGGTGTTGGCGGGTTGCGTGAGCAAACTGTTTTTGAGGTCGGCACCGAACAGATGTACATTTGGACGGTCAACACGTCATCGAAAACTGCTGAGGTGGAACGCGGTTTCAACGGTACAACCGCTGCTGCCCATTCGATTGGTGACATTGTGACGGTGAACCCACGGTTCCCTCGTTACCGTGTGTTGAACCAGTTGAACGCTGAACTTGCTGACCTGTCATCACCGATGAACGGTTTGTTCCAAATGAAGACGTTGGATGTGTCGTACAACGGGTCTGATCGGATGGTGAACCTGACTGGGGTCACCGACATGATCGATCTGTATGATGCCCGTCTCCGCTATTTGAACGACGATTACCCGGTGTTGCGTAACGTCCGTTTGATGCGTGATCTACCGACCTCCGATTTTGCGTCAGGTAACGCTTTGGTGTTTGACGCTCCTGTGCGTGCCGGTTCGATCCGTGTCCTGTACAAAGCAGCGTACGATTTGTTCTCGACAGAAGCGGACACGTTGGCGTCTGTTGGTGGTACGGACACGTTGGATGATTTGCTGGTGTTGGGTGCCCAGATCCGTATGATCGCACCCCGCGAGTTGAAACGTAACTTCACCGAGTCGCAAGGTGACACTCGTCGCGCCGAGGAAGTGCCTGCCGGTGCGGTCATCAACAGTATGGGCGGTTTGATGCGTTTGCGTCGTGACCGTATCCAAGCTGAGGCTGCACGGTTGAACAGGCAGTATCCGATCCGTATTAGGAAGTAGGCGTCGTGGCGACGCTTATTGATTTCACCACCCCGTTTGTTGGCGGGCCGACGTTTTTTACTGGCACGTCACCAGCGTCGGCGTTGGTGCCCGAAATTTTCCCTGTGTCTATCGACGGCCGCCCGTACATGCTCGATCTGGCGTCGAACCGTTTTGCGCGTGTGTTTGAACAACGGTTGCGTGATTCGGTTGACCAGAACAATATTCCTGGTGAGGCGACGATCAATCCGCAGGGGTTGTGGCGTCGTTCGCAGGTGTCGTGGCATAAGGGCGAAGGCCAGTTGTATGCCGATACTGCTGAGGGGTTAGACACCCGGTTTGAAACGTCGAAGGGTGTTGATCCGTGGACTCGCGGACAGTTGTCGTTGTTGCCTGCGACGGATGAGAAGTTGTCGTCGGCGTCCACGAATTTGCAGATGGCTGTTGCGGGTGACACGTTGTATGTTGCTGACGGGCAGACGTTGAAAGCAACAACGGATTTGTCGACGTTCACTTCGATCACTACGGGTGCGCCGGCTGCTGCGATCACGACGTTGTGTTCCGACGGATATAACGTGTTTGTTGGTTATTCGGGTGACGGGTTGTCCCGCACTTATGAGGGTGCGTCTGCTGTCACCCAATACATTTCTGGGTCGGAAACGTATACGGTGTCGGCGTATGTGAAAGGCCGGTTGATGGCGGCACATGGCGGTGAGGTGCATAACTTCACGCAGGATGTGACCACGTCGCACGCGCACACGTCCGGTTTGTTGTTCACTCATCCGAACTCGGCGTTTGTGTTCACCGGTTTCGCTGAAGGCACGAACCATATTTATATGGGCGGCTATACCGGCACCACGTCGCTGATTTACCGCACCCAAATCGAAGCTGATGGCACAGCGTTGCAAGATCCGGTGCAGGCCGGTGCGTTACCTATCGGCGAGAAAATCACGGCAATGTTCGGGTATCTCGGTTTCATTTTGATCGGGACGAATAAGGGTGTGCGTGTCGCCACGTCGGATGCGAACGGTGATTTGGTGATCGGCCCGACGTTGGAAACAACTGCGGAGGTTGAGTGTTTCACGGGTGATGGCCGGTTCATCTGGTATGGCTGGACAAATTTTGATGGTACGTCGTCTGGTTTGGGTCGTCTTGATTTGTCTGAGCTTGTCGGTCAGAACGAACCTGCGTATGCGTCTGATTTGATGACGGATGATACGGGTGCTGTCAGGTCGGTGGTGAACTGGGCTGGTGGACGCCTGTTTTCGGTGTCTGGTGCCGGTTTGTATTACGAGTCAACAGATTTGGTGTCGTCTGGTTATTTGGAGACGGGGACGTGGCGTTGGGGTATCCCCGACGGCAAGTTTTTGGCGTTTGTTGATGTGGAAACGCAACCGTTGGCTGGTTCTGTGACGATGTCGTATAACCGGGATAATGAGGGGTTTGTGCCGTTGGCGTCGTTTACGACGGCGGGTGGTGTGTCTCGGACGTTTGATGGCCCTGAGTCGCAGTTCCGTGAGGCGAAGTTCAAGGTGACGTTGGATCGTGATGGTACGACGGCGTCGTTGGGGCCGGTGTTGACGAGGTGGCAGGCGCGTGCTGTTCCTGCTCCGTCGAGGTCGGAGTTGTTCCAGGTGCCGATTTTGTTGCATGAGACGATGGTGCGGTTTGGCCGCGAGTTCTTTGTGGATGTTGATTTGGAGTTGACGAAGTTGCGTCAGTTGGTGTCGAATCCTCGGATTGTGAACTATCAAGAAGGCGAAGAAACTTACAAAGTGGTCGTGGAGAATGTAGAATGGGTACCGGTCGACACGGTTGGACGTGATTTCGCGTTTGACGGTACTTGTGTCGTGACGATGAGAAGTTTGGTGGCTTGATGGCAACTACACGAAGGGCTTACACGGGCGGCGCAACGTCGACTACGACTACGTCTGCTATTGCGGCTTCTGGCACGACATCGTTTACGATCACGGCGTATACGGGTTGGCCGTACGGCACCGATCCGTTCTTCATTGTGGTGGAGCCGGGTACGGCGTCTGAGGAGAAGATCCTTGTGACTCGTACGGGGTCAACGGACACGACGATCAATATTGCGTCGGATTCTGAGCGTGCTCAGGATGGCACGTCGGCGGTGGCGCATAGCAGCGGATCGGTTGTGTTCCCGGTGTTTACTGCGTTGGATGCTGATGAGGCGAATGAGTTGACTTCTTCGTGGTCTACGAAGGGTGATCTTGTTTCGTATGGCAGCTCGACGTTTGAGACGTTGGGTGTTGGTTCAGACGGCCAGTTTTTGAGGGCTGATTCTGGTGAGACTTCGGGTTTGGCGTGGGAGTCATACACGAACACGTTGGGTTCGGGTTCTGTTGTTCGCACGTTAGGCACATTTGCCGGTGGCGAAGTTTTGCAGGCAGCAGAACTCAACCAGTTCAACAACGTCACCGCGTTGTACGGAAGCACGACAACTGTTCCTAACGCGACAGCAACCGCGTTTCAGTACACAAGCACAGGGCAGGTGCTGGTTGACACTTCTGACTGGCATAGCACCTCTTCCAATCCGTCACGCATTACCGTCGATAAGGACGGCATTTATCTGGTGGGCGCGTTCTGCCAGTTTGCCTACAGCGGCGCAACAGTAGATTTCTCGATAGGCATTTCGAGGAACGGCGCAACGTTGATTGACGGCAATGCGCAGGCTGACTTTTACCCTGGTGTGACGGCAGTAGGCATCTTAGATGCGACGGCAGGCCAGTACTTTGAGGCGGTCGCATATCAGACCAGCGGCAGCGCCCGCAGCGTTTGGTCAGGCCGACAGGGGTTCTACTGCATGCTCTTGAGGACGACATGAACCTGCACTTCCCATCTGACGAGCCAACCGACGAAGAATGGCTAATCGCTATGCGTCACCAACGCGACCGGCTTCTCACCGCATCAGACTGGACACAGACCGCCGACGCACCTGTAGACCGTGCTGCTTGGGCTGTGTATCGGCAGGCGTTGCGTGACGCGCCAGCGAACTGGACTCCTGGCCCAACGTGGGACGCGCCCGAGCCGCCCGCCTGACCGTCATGGAGTTCGCATACGGATACGGCAAAGTGCGTCTCACCCTCGC